TATCGCTGGTGGACGTGTTCAAGGTGCTGGGCGAAGACCGAGCGATGACTCTTATCAAGGATATGAAATTCATCGATCCGGTGAAGGCGCGGGCGTTTGCGGTCGATTTGGCGACGGCGGCGGTGCCGGTGTGGAAGCGTTATCACACGGACCGCCGGGTGGTCAGCGCAGTGGAAGCGGCCCGCGGATTCGTGGAGGGCCGCAACAATAGCGATTTGATGATGCGCTTTCAAGCGCATGCGGCGGATTGCTGTCGGGAGATGGAAGGGCATTTTTCGATGACGCCCGATTTTTTTGCGGCACTGGCAGCGGCGACTTGCTCCCAGATAAAGATCAATCCCAACGAGCTGATCTTCAATACCTGGATCAGCGCACGTACCGCTGTGGTCGATTCTCATGGTCTGCTGGTGGCGAATCAGACTCTTGAGGAGATATTCGCGGCTGGTGAGAAATTCCGGCGCGCGATCGAGAAGAACACGATGTATAGCGATGATGAGCGGGACGCAGCGGAGATTACGCTGAAGATAATGGAAAACAAGTGTTTCGACATTTTAGCTTCCTATCAGGGCGACGACGAGACTGCTGCGGAGCAGTTCGGGCGGATTGTACGGAATCATCTGGAGAGGCTCGATGAAGAATGAAGAGCAGTATTACAGCGTGAAAGAGCTGATCGGTCTACCGGGGATGCCGAGCACTGATCGAGCTATTCAAAAACGGGCGAACAGCCAGCAATGGCCAGGCCGACAGCGCGCAGGACGCGGCGGCGCCTTCGAATACCCGGAAAGCTGCCTGCCGGAGGAGACGCAGCGGTATCTTCGCATCCAGAGCGTAAACGCCGTCATGAACGAAACCGATGACGACGAAGCAATGCGATCGGTGATCGAATTCGCGAATGGAGAGCGGCAGAAAGAGGAAGACAAACAGCGAGCCATCCAAAAAGCCAAAGAAGAAGGCGCGTCGAAGTTCGCGGCGCTGAGCGCGGAGAAGCAGCAGCGGGCAAAGGCGCGGTTGAACATTCTGAAAGGGGCATGGGAGTACCTCCGCCGGCATAGGATGAAAAAGCAGGCAAGCTTCAAGGCGTTCGTGGTGGCTTTCAATGCCGGTGAAATCGGTGTTCCCGACTGGGTCGAGCCGTTCATACCGAAGTATGAAGGCCGGCGCGGCATCACCTTTGCCACCCTGGAGCGGTGGGACTGCGCTTACGCCAAGGGGGGCATCTTCGCGCTGGCTGACGGCTATGGCAAGCGCGCCGGGCAGAATAAGATAGAGGGCAATATCGAGCTGAAGAAGGTTGTGATCAGCCTCCTTTTACAGCACCCGCACATCACCGGAGGCAAGATCAAAGCGTACCTGGAAGCAAAAGGGCCTGAGCTGAACATCGTAGGCGTACGATCCATCGAGCGCTATCTGGTTTGGTGGAAAGAGATCAATTATCAAATATGGATCTATATCACCGACCACGACCGCTGGAAAAATATCAGCATGTCTGCGTTCGGCTCTCAGCACGAGCGCATCGAGGGGTTGAATCATGTTTGGGAGATGGATTCGACGCCAGGCGACTGGCTGCTGAAAGACGGGCGCCACTCGGTGATCGGTGTGATCGATCTGTATTCGCGCCGGGTGATGTATTTCGTTTCCAAGACATCGACGGCGGATGCGGTGTGCCAGCTGTTCCGCCGTGCGGTGCTGGCGTGGGGCATGCCGCGTGTTGTGACGACAGACAACGGCGCCGATTATGTTTCTGAGCGGTTTAATCTGGTGCTGCACGATCTTGAGATCGAACACGAGATATGCATTCCGTTCGCATCGGAGCAGAAGGGCACGGTGGAGCGGATGTTTCGCACTATGTCGCACGGCATTCTCGATCTGCTTCCAGGGTTTATCGGCCACAACGTGGCGGATCGGAAGGTGATCGAGGCACGCAAGAGTTTTGCCGAGCGGGTGATGAAGCGCGATGAAACGGTCGAGGTTGATATGACCTCGGACGAACTGCAGGCGAAGCTGGATCAATGGGGCGACGACATTTATGCAAACAATGCGCATCGCGGATTGAAGGGAAAGACTCCGTTCCAAATGGTGTGCGACTGGACGGAAAAGCCTCGCGTCATCACCAATGAGCGGGCGCTGGACATGCTGCTTGCCGATATCGCAGGGACTCGCACGATGGGCAAGAAAGGCATCACTTTCAACTATCACCACTATGCCGCCGATGCCGTGTACAGCCATATGCATGAGGATCGCAAGGTGCTGCTGAAATACGACGAGCATGACCTCGGCCGGCTGTACGTCTATTGGCGCAGTCAATTTCTGTGCGTCGCCACCTGCCCAGAACTGAGCGGCATCTCGCGCCAAGATGCGGCGCAGGCGTACAAGCGCAACCAAAAGAGCTTTTTGCAGGGGAAATCGTCCGAGCTGAAGGAAATTGCAAAAGACTCAAAGATTAACGTCGCTGGCGACGTATTGCAGCACAAGGCGGAGGAGAGCGCCAAGGTTTCGATGCTTCCGAAGCAGACGGAAGAGTACACGACGCCGGGATTGCAGGAGGCGGCAAAGGCCGCGGCCGCCGCCGATGAAGACGCTGTAATTGCCGCCATAGCAGAGCCGTCCGCGGTCGAATCGATCGAGCCGAAAGACCCGATCGAGCGCCACCGCTACATGTGCCGGCTGGGAGAGCGCATCAAACAGGGGAAGCACTACACAAAACACGAGCAAACGATCTGGGAAAACTACCAGCGCAGCAGCGATTGCAACACGATGGTGGAATTTTTCGAGGATTTTGGCCTGAATCCTCTGGAAGCGGCGGCCGAATGAGAGTTCCGGCCCCGATATGACCGGGGCCGGATGGTCGATGTCATGACAGTCCGCTAAGACTGTCACAACCGATGGGAGAAGAAATTATGATCGAAACAGATAATATTGTCAACTTCGCGCCGCAGGCGACGGCCACTACGGCCCCGCTGCGCAACGTGGCGCTGTGTATGCAGGTGTTGGAGCGGGCGATGAACCGGCCGCGGCATCTTCCTGGGATGGTGACCTTCTACGGGCCGTCCGGCTGGGGCAAGTCGTTCGCGGCGGCCTACGCGGCGAACAAGACCCGCGCCTATTACGTCGAGTGCAAGAGCACCTGGACCCGCAAGGCGATTCTTGGCGCCATTCTCAACGACATGGGCATCGCCCCGGCGGCGACGATCTATGAAATGACCGATCAGATTGCCGAAAACCTTACGTTGTCAGGGCGGCCGTTGATCATCGATGAGATGGATCATATCGTCGAAAAGAAGGCGGTGGAGATCATCCGCGATATCTATGAGGGCAGCCGGGCGGCCATTTTGCTAATCGGTGAAGAGTTGCTGCCTGGGAAGTTATCCCGCTGGGAGCGGTTCCACAACCGGATGCTGGCTTGGGAGCCAGCGCAACCTGCCGATAGCAACGACTGCATGCAGCTGGCTCGGCTCTATTGTCCTGAGATCGAGATCGATGAGTTGCTGCTGCAGCACATCTTGAAAGTGTCGCGGAAGGCGGTTCGGCGGATCTGCGTGAACTTGGATATGGTGCTGGCGGAGGCGAGGCGGCAGGGGCTGCAGCTCATCGGGTTGAAGGATTGCAAGCAGCTTACTTTTTATACCGGCGATGCGCCGAAGAGGAGGCTTTGATGGCACGCCAGCCGATCCACATCGAACAGCGCGGCGCGGCCAGCAACCGGGAACGTATCTGGGCGGCAATCCGGCGGCTGCGAACGTTTACCGCGCCCGACATCCGCGGCGAAACGTCGCTGTCGCTGCCGACCATTCGAGATTATCTGAAGTGCCTGGAGGCCGGTGGGATCGTCGAACGCCAGGGCATGGCGCTGAATGACGACAACCACCAGGTAATGCGTTATGCGCTGATCGAGGACCGCGGCATCGAGGCCCCGCGGCTGCGCCGGGATGGCAGCCTGGTTACCCTCGGCGCCGGCCGGGAGCAGATGTGGCGCACCATGCGCATTTTGCAGGAGTTCGACTGGCGCGAACTGGCGATCGCCGCGTCCACAGAAGAACACCCTGTTGCGGAGCAGGAGGCGTCATCGTATGTCCAGGCGCTGCATAAAGCGGGCTATCTGCAATGCGTGCGTCCTGGCAAAGGTACTGGCGATGGCGGCGAGCGCGCCCGCTATCGCTTCATCGCCAGCCGTTGGAGTGGGCCGAAACCGCCAATGGTGCAGAGGTTGAAGACGGTCTATGACCCCAATCTTGGAAAAATCGCCTGGCATGGGCCGGTCGGGGGGCGGTGAAGTGACAGTGGACAGTGGACATGGGACAGTGGACAGAGATCCGCATCAATGGATTGTTGTGTTGCGTGACGAGTGCGAGCGCCATACGCAGAAATGGGTGGCCGATCAGATCGGCTATTCGGCTGCTGTGGTGAACCAGGTCTTGAAAGGGAGTTACAAGGGCGATTTACGCGCTGTTGAAAAGGCGGTGCGCGGCGCTCTGTTGAACGAAACGGTGCAATGCCCGGTATTGGGCGAGTTGGCTGGAAACCGCTGCCTCGCCTATCAACGGCTGCCGTTTTCGGCGGTGAATCCGACGCGGGTCGAGTTGTATCGGGCCTGTCGTGGATGTGTGCATAACGAAACGTCTGGAGGTAGGTAATGAATCAAGCAGAATTGGAAATCGATGGGATGGATAAGGTTGAGTCGGCTGGATATGTTTTTATCAGAGGGAAAACTGAGACGACTGAGAAAGCCGCCGCGGAATTGCGCAAAATCTTCAATAAGGTGAATCATGGTGGGATTCGAGAGCGCATGCAGCTGGCGATGCTGGCATCGGATCAGTTGGCCGCATTTGGCCTGGTGGTCACGGATGTCCATGTCACGAAATCCGCCCAATTGATCGAATTGGAGAGCAATCCGCAAACTAAATATTTGGAGGCGGATGCCTGGCCTGCTGTATATGACAAGGATGGCGGAAATATCCTGAATGTTGGCTATTACGGCTGCGAATTGCGCTGGAGGCGGTTCGATGAGTGAGGCACGACGACGCGGTACCTTCGAGCAGCGGAAAAAATTGGCTAAGGATGCTGCACGGCGGCGACGAATCGAAGCTGACGCGGCACGCAGAGAAGCGGAAGCGGCGATGACGCCGGAAGAACGGCAGCGTCGGGCGAATGCGCAGGTTCGACTTGCGATTATGGCCGCCATGGCGTCGTCATGGCGCAGAATCAAATGAATAGGAGAGCGACATGAAACCAATGAACGAACAGCAACATCGCCGCATGCGGCACAACGTGCGACTGGCCATGGCGGCGGTCGTGAAACTGGTGGACAAGGGGTTCACCGTAACCGGCATCACCCTGACCGATCTGCGCAAGCCACGGATTAGCATTGCCAATCGTGCCGGCGGGGGCATCCTGGCGGGTGTCGTCTATCGCTATGGCCTCGACAGCGAGGGCGCCTATGAGACCTATGCAGCCAATTATTGCGGCTGCCAGGTGGAATGGACGCGGCGGAGGGGGGTGCGGCGATGACGATGGAATTTTATATGGCGTTGGGCATTGGGTTGGTTGCCGGATATTGTCTCGGGACTGTGATCACGTCATTACTGTGGATTGCGCGGCAGTCTGATGGTGCGGATGACAGTGCGATATGCCGTCCGGAGGTGCATCGATGAATGCTGTTTTGGAAGGCTACAGGCGTGATTCACAAGGGCGCCTCGTGCCGATCGAGACAATCGATGAGATTGACCTGGCGCGAGACGACCTGGTGCATGAAATCGTCGATAGCGGCATGGCGCTGCGCGATCAGATGGAGGAGTTCAAAGGCAAAACGATGGGCGATATCGATGCGTTCGTGGCGCTGTCCGCGGAGAAATATGGCGTTAAATTGGGCGGGGTCAAGGGCAATATCACCCTGTCCAGCTATGACGGCCGCTACAAAGTGCAGCTTTCCATCGCCGACCGGCTGGTGTTCGACGAGCGGTTGCAGGCGGCTAGGGAGTTGGTTTCGAACTGCATCCACAAGTGGGTGGACAAGAGTCGGGCGGAGATAAAGGCGCTGGTGGAGCACGCGTTTCAAACGGATCGGCAAGGGCGCATCAACACCGGCCGTATCATCAACCTGACACGGTTGGCGATCGATGATGAAGAATGGAAAAACGCCATGCGGGCGATCAGGGATTCGATGCGCGTGGATAGCACGAAACCCTACATCCGGCTGTATGAGCGCGTCGATGGAACCGACGAATACCGGCAGATCGCGCTTGATCTGGCGGCGATTTGAAATCTTAACCTTATACACAGGAGTCGATGATGACTAAGAAAGAGTTGTTGCAGGAACTGTCAGCCGCCAGCGGCCAGACGCAAGGGGTGGTCGATGCAGTGTTGGAGAGTCTTGCTGAAACGATCGCAGCGGAAGTTTCGAATGGAAGAGAAGTGGCTATACCTGGAGTCTGCAAGGTCGACCGGGGATGGCGCGGTCCGCGCAAGGGGCGCAACCCTGCGACTGGCGAGCCGTATGAGATTGGCGGCCGCTGGGCGCCGAAGTTCAAGGCGCTGAAGCTATTGAAGGAATCGGTGTCCGAATAACAGGCTTTTCCCGCCTCGCAATGAGGCACGCCAGCTGGCGGTGCGTCAACACCAGCAGCATGTGGCCGGGTTTTTGATACCTACCTCCTTCCCGGTTGAACATGCCGATTGGCCCACGTTACGGGCCGTTTTTATCGAAGCCGCCTGCACCAGGCCGGCGGCTTCGGTAAAAGCGATGGAGGGTTTGATGAAAATCGAGAAAGTTTTACCTGACGGCAGGGTGCACTGCAAAGACTGCTCCGAGCGGGCTGGGCATCCTGTGTATCTGCCGCGTGAGCAATTTTACCGGAACAAAAGATCAAGGATAGGACTGCAACAGCAGTGCAAGTCGTGCTATAGCATCAGGCAAAAGCAGTATCGAAACTCTTGTTTGAACCGGCTAGAGACCGACCTGCACAAGCTGCGTCAGGAAACGATTTTTAGGCTGTGGCCGTGTGTATCGAGAGCAAACGATGGCGAGCAATAAACGATCCGATAAGCGTGCGCGCGAGCTGGCGAAGATCCATATCGCCAAAAAGGCGTTGTGTATGGATGACGAAGCCTACCGAGCGCTAATTGCGCGCGTCGGCGGCAAATATTCGTCGGCCGACCTGTCGGCGCTGGGAAGGGCAAAAGTATTGGAGGAGATGAAGCGACTTGGATTCGAGCAGCGCAAAGGCCATCCCGGCAGGCCGCACAACATCGACAGCAACCCGCAGCTGCAGAAGATCGAAGCGTTGCTGGCTGAGGCGAAACGGCCGTGGAAATATGCCGATGCGATCGCCCGCAGGATGTTCGAAAAAGACCGTCTTGCGTTTTGCTCGGCGCATGAGTTGGGTGCCGTGATCGGTGCGTTGGTGAAAGATGCCGAACGGCATGGGAGGAGGACGGGATGATGCATATCGTGCGCACATGGCAGGCGATGTGGTTGCACTTTTGCATTTATTTGATGGAGCTTCATCGCAACGAAGAGTCAGATCCGCGTCTTCTCTCGTTCTATCGCCGGCGGATCGGAGAAGCTCGCCGCGAATTGCAGGGCCTGCGCCGATGACCGAGGAGCGCGGCCTATACATCCATCTACGCACCGACAGACCCAGTGCCGCCGAATCTGGCCGCGACCGCTTGGCGCATGAAGCAAACATCGCGGCCGCCCGCGACCGGATCGGCCATTACATGGCGAAAGTGGCGATCGAGCATGAACTGGATGACTGCGAGATGATGCAGATCATCATCGACGAGTTGGCCGATTGGAGCAAATTTCGGGGATGAATAAAAAACAGTTCATACAGCAGATTGTCATCCGCACTACCCCGGCGCTGGACAAAGTGCACGATGCGGTCAGCTACGCCGAACGCCTCTGGCACAGTCTCACAGAAGCCGGCTACGGCGAATCAAAGGAGCCCAAGGTGCGCGAGTCGAAAGATTGGTATATGGCGCTCGATCCACGCCAGCGTAGCTTTTTCGATCAGTTCTGGGATGCCTTCGGTTATAAGAAGGACCGCAATGGCGCGGCGATGCGCTGGGATCAGCTGGGCGCGCTGAGTGATCAGCAATACAATCAGATCATCGAAGCGGCCGGCAAAGAGAAGCTGCGGCCGATGCCGGACGGACAGGCGCGCAAGATGGCGCAGGGGTGGCTTTTCGACCGGCGCTGGACCGATTACCAGCCCACCGATGGACAGCAGTGGCAGCAGAAGACGCATATCCTGATGCATCTCAACAATGAAATGAAAAGCCTTAGAAAACTATATCAACATGCGCCGAGCGAGGCTTTGCAGGAGCAAATCAATGGTCTGCAGAAGCGGATAGACGGTGCCAAATAGTGGATCTGGCGCGGTCGGCGCCGATGGGCTGACAGATAAAGAATGGTTAAAAAAACGGATGGCGATGTTTAGAGGTGCGGAATTGGAGCAATTTATGGAGCGCATCGCGATCTGCATGGAGGCTGGTGAGAGTGAACACGATGCGCGTTTGGTAGCGCTCGATGATTTGAAGAGAGTCAGGCGCAATCGATTGGCAGAGGGTTTTATCAATGAGAGATGAGGACAGCGACATGCAGTTGAATGCAGTGGATCAAGAAGTGTTGGAAATTTTGCGCAAAGCTGGCGATTTTGGATTAAAACGTCAGTCGATTTTCGATGGATCTGAAATTGCGCGGGATGCGCAGGAAATCAGCATAGCGCTATCGAAATTGAAAAGCCATGGGTTGGTTAGCAGGATCGGCGATAAGCGCGGTGCCAATGGATATACATGGCTATATGTGGAGCAGGAAGCAGCGGATGTGGAGCCGACAGTTGAGTCGCAGCCGGCGATGGTACCGGAGCCTGTGCAGGAAGAAAAAGCGGACGATTCTGAGCTGCGCACCGATCCAGACGTGGCATTGGTGAGCGAACTGGATCGGATTCGCCGCCGGCTGCAAAAGCCGGAGCATGTCATCGTGATCCGCGATCGCGCACGCAAGATTCATGCGCTGACGGCCGTCGCCGCTGCCGTCGAAGGTGAAGTGGGTCGGCTGCTGGCGGAGGTTGCGGACGATTTGAATGCGCTGCCATCGCCGCATGAAACAGCGCTCTGATGCCGATGCAGGCGAACAGCTGGATTTGTTCGCTGATCTGCTGCCGGGTGATTCTTTGCCGGCGGCCGAACCGATGAGCGACCGGCAGATCATCGCCGCGCTGCCGGAGAGCATGCGCGATCTGGTAGCGGTGATCGGTCTGCCGGCCGTCGCGGTACTCGTGCGGCTGCGCGGCGGAATTCGGCTGTGCGTGCCGGTGGCGGCATCCGATGATCATTGGTTGGCGCAGGAGATCGGCGTCGATGCGATGACCGCGCTGTGCCAGCATTATGGCGGCGAGGAGATTCAGGTTGCGCGCTGCCGCGATCTTGTTAATCTGATGACACGTCAGGCGATGCGGGAGGATGCCCGCGGGGGGCTGAGCAATGCACGGCTGGCGCGGAAATATGGGTATACTGAGCGGTGGATCACCGCGCTTCGGAAGAAGGGAGAGTGGTGACCGTCTTTTAAACAATTAATAGGAGGAATTTGGTATGAAAACAATCGCATTGATTATGTTCTTACTCGCTGGATGCGCTCATTATCCGGCAAACGAAATCAATCGTTCGCTATCAGATCTGTCGAAGATGAACGATATTTTACAATCAGGTCAGACGGTTGACCCAAAAGTGGTTAATAGCGCACCGGAAAGTAGGCCGGAAAAGCCTTCTGAAAACACGATTGAACCTGCAACGCAGACACAGCAAAAGTGCGTTAAGCCCTCAACGGATGGCGGTAAAAGTTGCCAAACAATTATCAAATTGTGGGATTAAGGAAGAAAAATGATTGACAGGCGCTGTTTGGTGGGAGTATTGTTGTTCTGCCCTGGCAAAAACCGGGGTCGGGATTGGCCTCCCGCAGAGCAAGAGCGCCCAGGCGCTCACCCGATAGCGCCTTTTTTGTGCCCGTAGTTTTGGCGGGTCGTGCGGGGGCGCCTTCGGGCGCGCCGGACCTCTTGCCCGGCAAGGCCAACCCCGTATGTCCCGCCACCCTCTCGATTGGTCTCAATGGCGGCGGTTTCCAACATATTGCAAGAGGACATTATCATGTCTGATCTCACTGTACTCGATACATCCATCCGTCTACACGACGGTCTCTATTGTCTCAATGATTTGCACAAAGCCAGTGGCGGTGAAGAAAAGCACACGCCAAACCGATTTGTCCGTCTGAATCAAACAAAGGAGCTGATCGCTGAAATCAAACAGACGCCAGATATGGCGTCTGATCCGTTGAGGATCATTCGGTGCGGCACTCCGGGCACCTACGCCTGCAAAGAACTGGTCTATGACTATGCCATGTGGATCAGCGCAAAATTTCATCTGGCGGTGATCCGCGCGTTCGACGCGATGGTGACCGGCGGCAGCGTGCAGCCGGAACCCGAGCGCCTCACCATCGAGGTAAACACGGACGAATACGCTTCGATGCAGCAGGAATCGCCTCATTGAAGCAGGAAATCTTCATATTGCAGAAGGAAACGATGGGCTTCATGAGAGAGAAGATCGCCAGTCTGGAACCGAAGCCGAAACGCCAAGCGCCGACTCCTTTGACGGACGACGAGATTGCGCGGATTCACGAACTGGCAGCAGAAGGCAACTCCGGCGCCGAAATCGCACGTATCGTTGACCGCTCTGCTGGGACGGTTTCATTCGTGCTTCGAGGTGCGAAAGGAGGCCACCATGACAACTGAAGCTAACTATAAAACCCTCGATCGCCTTGACACCATCGGAGAATGCCTGGAAGCGGTGGTCGATCTGCTAATTCCTGAGCAGGATCTGCACATCGTCAAACGCGACCGGTTTGCCACCCTGCTGGGCTTTTTGCAGGACGAGTATCGCCGCTGCATAGAAGACGTGCGGCGCGCGCAGCGCTAATCCAACCCACCCGGCCCCGCTTTCGCGGGGCCATTCCTTTACAGCATCTCCAATGCGGTTCATTTCTTTCCGCCACACCCCATCCAACCCCCAACCCCTGAATCCATTCGCCCGCCAAA